AACCTCTTACAATTGCATTAGCCGAACTCATCATTCCAACAATCTTAGCTGCTGGAACAGCTGTAATACCAAACTTTGATACTTCCTCTACTATAGTGCCGTATGTCTCATAATTAAAAGGTTCATTAGCAAATTCATTTATTGGGTCTTTTAAAAAATTAGGAATTAAATCGTTGATAACACTAGTAATCTTATTTACGGCTTCAACATTCATTTCAGTACCGCCAAATGGTCTTTTAGAACCTTTAATGCCTAATTCATTTAAAACTGGCTTTACAACATAATCATTTACACCATCTACAACTGTGCCAAAGGTTTGAGCTACGCTAGTTAAAGCATTTGAAGCACCTTTAACGCTACCTCTTACCATCCCTTTTATACTGTCTTCACCAATTTTATCTAATGTTCCTTCCTGGTCATTTATAGCTGTACCAACAGCTTTTACACCTTCAGCAATGTTTTCACCTAGAGTTGGTTCTTTATTACCAGAAACATCAAAGTTATCCACTTCTGGACTTTTGTATTTACTATTCATAGAGCTTATAAAATATTGATCATAAGCCTCATCTTCACTAACAATATTACCGTTTTCAAATGGTATAATCTCATTGCTTAATTGTTCCATAATTCAGCCCCTATTACACCATCATATTTTTGAAAATCTCTTTGCCATGTTAAAAGTCTGCCATCGACATTCCCACGACCATTAGCGATATTTTGCGCTTGTTTATCAGTTAAAAATGTTAGAACATTCATTAAAGTATATGGTTTTTGCAATGCTTCAAATTCAGTTTTATAGACATTTTTAAATTGATTAATTTTAATATCAAAAGCTGCTTTATATAACGCTGTAATCTTTGGTGTGTAAATCTCCATTAATTCTACGCCTTTAGCTTCCACTTGAGCAAAAGTTGCTGCCAGACCCTCTTTTATTCGCCACAGATTAAACTCACTAGTGGCGGCTAATCTCAATTGATTAAGTGTTTTTTTAAAACCAACATCTGCGCTTGATAATTTATCGATACCAAAAGGGCTATTAATTAGATTTTTTTCAACATAAGCCGCAGCTTCAGTTCTTTCCACAACTAATTGACGTATCCAATACTTACGATCAGCACCAGCCAATTTAGTTTTAATTGTATCAATATATTCTTTAGTTAATTCATTATTTTGCGCCAGGTACTCAAGCTTTTCTAAAATGTCTTGATCTGATTTTATAGTTTTGCTTTCTTCAGTAGGATATAACAAATCTTGAACAGAATTAACGTCTGAAGGTTTTTCAAAATAGCCATTAAGTTTTAATTCTTTGAAGTTTTCTTTTGCTTTAGCAACAGCTGCTGCATTGTTTTCATCTACGTTAACTATAGAATTATAAATTTTATTATCTTCAAGTTTTGCAGCTTCCTCAGATTCTTTTTTAGCGTCTTCAGCATCCTTCTTTGTGTTGTTTTCTAACGCTCTAACTTTTTTAATAAAATCTAATTTATCTTGAGGATCTAGCTGACCCCAAACTTTAGCTAAAATAGGATCTACTTTTGTCAATTGTTTAAGATCACCTTTTACCAGGACTTCAGTAACTGACATACTTGGATGTGTTTTTGATTTAATTAGATTAAGACTTATGCCAGTAACAATAGTCTCTAATGATTTCTTTTGCATTGTCAGAAACTCTTTGCTTTTAAAAGTTCCCTTTTCTGCATTTTCAGCATATTTGCCGCTTGGCATTCCTATATAATTACCAAAGTTTTGATTTTGACCTTCAACCTTTTTATATAGAGAGCCTTTTGAGAAATTACGCTCTAAAGCCGCATCCCTTACTTCTAAGGATAGTGAAGTGTTACTAGCATCTTTATCGTTTAAACGTATTGCATTTGTTTCATTAAGTTTATTTAACTCAACAATATGAGCGTTATTTGCTTTCTTCCAGGCAAGTATTCCATTTGTAACTAGTTGCGATGCTTTTGTACTAAATAATCGTTTGGATAGATTACTACTTAAATAAGGAGTACCTTCTCCAGTTTTTTTCATATTTCCATTACTGAACTTTTTGTAAACGTTCATCATTTTTGCTTTTACTTTTTTTTCAGCTTCAACTGGATTTGTTTGATTTGCATAATTAACTTCTATTGTTTTTAAAGCCGCTACAAATAAAGGGATTGTTTCATTAACGTCTGAAGTAGCCTGGATTTTATATTTTTCCATTCCAATCTTGGTTACCATATCGCCTACACCAGACAAAGCCGTTCCCATTGCTCCCCAGGCATTAGGGTTTACTTGAGCTTGCAGAAATGCACCACCACCAGACGTTTTGGTTCTGGCTAATTTTTCTTTGTATACTGGGATTTTCATCAATTATCCTTTAAGAATTAATAGTATAAGCACTGCCCATTGCATTGCCAACGGCTGCAACTCGCATCGCTTTTGCTCTAGATTTTGCTTCATATCTAGCTAATGTGCCGCCTAACCTCAATCCAGTTGCCTGGTCTTTTAAATCACTAGCCTGGGCTTTTGCATTGTATTCCATATTAGCAATGTCAGCGTCCATTTCTTCTGCACTAGCCATAGCCAATTCTAGGGCTGTTCCAGTGCCAGTCATAATATTAGCTTTATTAAACTGAACTGTTTGCTCACCTAATATGCTGCTATATTGACTTCTAAATTTTACAATATCTTGCTCTGACCTAAATATCGCAAGATCAGCTTTTTGATCCGCTACACTAGCGTTTCTGTTTGCTAATTGTTGTTTGTATCTACCAGCTGCGCTTACTCCACTGGCTGCACTAAATGAACCTAGTAGTGATATTGAAGCGCCAACTCCTGCCACTATAACCCAAGACATGGTCTTATTCCTTTCTTAAAAAGTTATTGTTAAACAGCTCTATGTTAGGTTCATCCATTCCAAGCTCTGTATAACTTTCAGCAATAACTTCCTTTTCAATCTCAGGAAGATGTTCTTCAGATGGTGTTCTTGTAATATGTACATTAGTTAATAAGGAATCTTCTAAAGCGAAAAAGGCTCTTTTAGATCCTTTAGGAGAAGCAAAAGTATGTGGGGCTTCCATTGTAATTTTGTCAGTAAACTCAGAAATAACTATTATTTTACCTTTTAATAAAAAAGACAAATGAGAATATCTATGAATCTTTCCTACAACTGTTACACCTTTGGGTATAAATAATTCTCTAGCGTAAACTCCAGATCCATATTCTTCTAAGTATTCAGCAAAATGATGTTTCAATGTGCATTGATCTATGGCGTCTGTTATTTCACCATCAGCAATCGCATTCACTAGTTTTTCCTGGTAAGACGAAACTGAAGCTTTTAATAATCTAGGATGATTTAATTGTATTGTGTTATCCATTAAACAACTCTTGCCCATCTAATAAAATCACGCCCAGCAGGACAAAACTTTTCCATAATTCCCTCTTCTTTCATCCCTAGAAATTGCATCCATCTTCTGGAAGCTGGGTAGCTTTCCAATGTTGTTGCCTGGATACGGTGAAAATTGTGATCAATCATTATTTTATGTAAATGCCTTTTTAAAATTCTCATGGCACTTAATGGGTTATTTGTTATGTGGTGAGAGCCTAAAAACCAGGCTTCTCCCACTCCATCCCATATTGGATATATGCCACCAGCTGCAATCACTAAATTTTCTGTGATGCCAGTGAAACTCATCTTAGGAACAACCATCCCTTCAACAAACTGACTAATCTCTACACTTGGTCTAAAGTCATCACTATTGAGGTCACCCTCTAATATCTTATGAGCGTGATCTGTCTCAAAATTTATAATGTTCATCTATCAAAGACCGTAAGCGTTGGAAATATAGCTAATATAGACATGGGCAACGGCAAATCTTGTATAATAGTTATTGTTGCATCGTCATCATAACCACCATTAAATTCAATAGTTTTGTCACCAGTAAACAACGCTAAAGGATTATCCATCGTACTAGCCGTTGATCTAAATGGAACGGTATCTAATTGGGTTGAACTTGTTCCTATTTTCATTCCAACAGTTCTAAATAATCGAACCGTAACTTCACCAATTCTTTTGTTTTTAGCTTGGGATGTTCCCATAGCTGAACCAGCGTCTATTCTTAATGTCTCTAATTTACTTGTAAACGCCAGCCCTATATGAGCGTTTGTTACGGCACGGTCTAAAGTTATTGCTCCAGAACTAACTGTTTTATCAGCGTGAGCAGCGCCATTAGCTAAGATAGATACCGTTTGCCCTTCTAAGTGATTTAACCCAGAAATGCTTGTGGCTGATGATCCACTATAAGACAATCCACTATCCACAAAAAAAGCATCATTCGCACTTGTGCCAAAATCAAACCCTGACATATATTCAATATATCTTGCAGTTGATCCATTTATAGTTCGTTTAATAATAAACCAAACTTGATCTTCATCTAAATCACCTGGAATAGTAGCCACTGATTCAACAACAGAAATTCCTTCATCAGCCGTTGTTAGCCTGACAATGTCTGAAGAAACACAACTTAAAAATCCAGAACTTCCATGAACGGTTTCTGTTATTGTTACAATAGCTGCACTTGGATTAGCTACAGTAAAATCGGCATGAGCGTTAATCCTGGTAAATATATTATCTGCTGTAGTGTCGTTGCTTTCGTTAGGTCTGAAGCCAAGTGATGTATCTGTAGGCGCTGAGCCTCCAGCAGCTTCACTTGTAAATGTAACTGTTTCTCCATTACTTTTAGTAAATATTAAAGTTGTGCCAACCGCTATATTTTCATAATCAGACACCGTTACCGTACAAGCACCAAATCTGCCACCAACAATATGCCTATGCCAGGCAACCACTTGTTCTTCTCTTCTAAATGTCATGCAAGCTAAAACGCCATCAGCTCTTACAAGCCAAGCAACACTATCTGGCTCTTGCTGATATGCCATATCTTCTATACCGCCTTCAGTGATATGCTCTGCCAGGATTGTCATATCTGGTGCTACATAACTGTCAGATTCAGCTGAGAATGCTAATTCTCTTAATTTTCTTTTGGCTCTTTGAATAAACAGCGTTGAGTTACCAATTAGTAATGGCTGAATATTTGCTGAACCAAATGTTGTCTGCTGTTTAATTTGGGTGTTAATAGGCGTTAAAGGAGTGTCAAAGCTTGAAGCTTTTACAATAAACTCTCCACCACTTGTACCAACTACAAGTTGTGAGCCACTGACTAAGTATCGTATAACATTGACTTCATTAGATCCAATTGTGTATTGCATCCCATCATCAGACTCTATGCCTATCTCAAAGTTTTCAAAGTCACCTGATTGGCTAAAAAACAATGTTTGAGGTTGAGATGTCGTACCAGCGAACACAAGCCTTTGTTCATAAAAAGAAACGGCTGATGGATATGAAGCTATAAAAAAAGCGCCCAGTCTCCATTTTGTACTCGCTATTAAAGAACCAACTAATGTAATATCATCTCCAGCCGCTTCTGCTGCTAAATCATTGCCAGGAGCAATTACTATAGTTGTATCTGTCACAGCAACTATTAAAAGATTTGTAAAATTATTACTTGTAGATCCAGTTAAGGTGATTTTCATACCAGCTTTAAATCCCTGGTCAATAAATGAACCAGTTGTATCTTCTAATCGATCGTTATGCTCTAGCCCAGTTGAACCTGGATCACCCTCATGAAACGATACAGTGTCAGTGGCGTAAGTGGGCATTAATTCTGTTCTGCCATCTTCTAATTCTTGGACAGCGGCAACGGCTACGGTCGCACTTGTAATAGAAGCGATTTTAGCAAAGCCTTCATGCAATTGCACTAAACGACCCACATCAGCGGATGTAAATAAACTAGCAGACGCTGTAATATTTACGTTACCAGTTCTGCCATTCGCCAACAGAGTTGTGGTGGTTGTGTTTTGATCTAACATTGCTCCACGCTTTAAAACAACATCATTAATTGTCCAGGCGGTATGGCTTGTTCTGGTTAATTTTCTTGGAGGATGGGCTGGATGGACTAAATACATAACGTCAGCTGTTTGAGCAAACTTAACATCTGCTATTTGAGCCGTTGTGTATGTTGTTGTCAGTTCTATAGCGTTGCTGCTGCCGTCAACGATTTGACCGCCGTCTTTATAAAAGCGCATATAATTATTGCCCATTTCAATAATATACACTTGCTCGACATTAAACTGAAAACGTATGATCCTGGTTTTAGCAGCGCTTGATTTAACAGCGGCTACATATTTTGTTCCAGGTCTTCTGGTCAAACCACCATGAGGTTGCACTAAAAAGTTTTCTACAGCACTAGCGCCATTATCATAACGTCCTAAATCAGTACGACCAAAAAGCCTTTGGGTTAACTCACCAGCGGTAAAGTTCTGTTTAGCGGTTGATACTTTTGCCATTAATTAAAACCTTGATGCTATAAAGATATCACCTTCAGCGTAAAGACGCTGATCTTGATTTGTTATATTGGCTGGAGTTCCTTCTGTGGCATCCACAAAACGAGCTTCTCTAATTTTAGTGTTAAATTGCGTTTCCATTAGCTGAGTTAATGAAGTGCTATTAACCAGGCTATATGATATTTCCATTGCCATTCTAGATGACAACGCTTCTATTAATAATTGATCATATTCATTTGGGTCAGTTACTCTAGCAATGTAAAGCAATTGAATTGTTGAATCATCACAAAGCAACTTTCTTCCTTCTATTTTATGCACCGTATCTGGATCTTGTAATCTAAGAACTCGCAAACAATAAGGGTCAGTAGGAAGTGTAAATTGATTAGAGTAATCAAATTCTGGAGAGGCTGTGTCAGGAGATAACGTAACTCTTTTTAATAAACAGTTCCAGGGATGCGATCTAAAAACAGCATCTCTTACTAATGCATAACGCTGATTACAAATACGCCCAGCCTTACTATCTTCATTTAATGAGATAATATTACTAGCGCCAATCATGTTTAACGCTGAATTACAAATATCAACTTCTGATGCCATAATTATTCCTTTAAAATAAAATAGGGCAAGTTAGGAAAAGTCCTAATCATTGCCCTATTTAAAGTTAGTTAATCAAGCACATAATACATTGTGAGTTCAATCAACCCAGCGCCATCAGCGCCAGCTAAGCTCACAGTTATTGGAATGCCATCTTGATCAGCATTAACAACACTATTTTTACCAAGAGCCGCTGTTAAAGCGCAACCCACAGTTGTAATAGACGTTGAAGCCGCAGCCGCTTTGTACTCGTCAACATCGGCAGCAACCACTGTTCCTGCTGAGTTAACATAAGCCGCATGACCTACTGATAAAGTAGTCGATGAGTTCAACGCCGCATGAACAACTTCACCATCCAGGATTCTCGCCCCATTTGGTAAATTGAACATTTGGATATCAGACTGCTCTGTTGCAGCTGTAAATGAACCATAAGCAATTCGGATTCTGCCGCCTTGCTCTATGGTTTTAATTGCCGTAGTGGGGTCGTTTTGACTCCACTTGGTCTTTTGGACTGAGTAAGCAACACCCATTTTTCTTCTCCTTTATTTATTTTAAAATTATTCGTTACAAGCGATTTCCACTATTTTCTCTTCTTCCATTCTTGTCGCACCAAGGGTCTGACAGTAATAGATTTGAGTTGAATAGCTTTTATCGGCACGCTCATCAATTTTCGCTGTTGGCTCTTTTCCAATAGCTACTTTCATTCCATCCATAGCATAAGCAAAAACTTGTCTTGAAGTTCCATTTGATGGCAGACGGTTTGACATGATAAACTTAAATCCCATGAAGCTATCTATGCTTCCCTGGACTAGAGCTTTCACCGTATTAAAATCACTCGATGTTACCTGAGTTGTACCTAACAAATCTGACATTTGCTTTGGTGCTGCAACTAAATAACGAGGAATAGATGGATCAACACTATTAGCGTCAAGTATTTCTTTTGCCGCTAGAAGTTTAGCTATAGTTAAGCCAGCTGAACCATGCGCTACTCTTTGACCAGCTGGAAATGAAACGCTTGTGGCTCCACTTGCACCAGTTTTAGCCGCACCATGCATAGCCGCAATAATAACGTCATCCATTGCTCGACCCATTGCAGCAGCCGCAGCTCTTGCATAAGTTGATGTTGGATCAGCTAACATTCTGATTTTGTCCTGCGAATCTATTAGATCTGCATATTCATAATCAGTCATGGTAACCATACGTCTTGTATGAGGTGTATCCATTAACGGTGTATCACTATTTCTAGTGGTTCTAGCAACAGCTGCTGCAACTCCTACTTGATCGAAAAACGCTTTTTCTGCATTGACAGATTCAACGTCAACAGATGATCTAAGTAGAGATCCCATCTGTTGTGATAGCATGGCTATGTTTGAGCTGAACTGCTGCACAAAAGCCGTAGATATGGTTGTACTCATTTTGAGTATCTCCTTATTTTAAAGTTTAAAGTTAAATTTTAATCATAGGGCTACCCAGCAGAATGCCAGACCTTACTAATATTTACGTTTACTTTACGACCTTACTCAAAGGTTTGCGCTCAAGGGCTTGTGGCTTGTCTTGAGATTCATTAACCCACTTAACGTAGGTATCTGCTAATTCTATAGGATCACTAATGTTATTTAATGACCCATGGCTCACAGCTAATTTTAAGCATTCAAGCCTGATTATATTGCTTTCCATTATAGCTCTCTTAGTCTTAACGCCTCTTGAACAAATTTATCATGTTCTGGATGCATTTTATCCCAATAAGGTGTTCCAGGAGCGGTAAGCTTTGCTATCTCATTAGAGATATCAGCTGCGCTTAATCCTGGTTGTGAATCCCTTCCACTAAATTGATCTTCACCTAATCTCTCAGCTATAAACCCACCTATTTGATGAAACAGCTTAATAACTTCTGGATTGTCACCCAGCATCTTACCATCAGCCATTTTCATTTCTGTTAATTCTGCCATACCAAATTCAGACAAAACATTATTAGCTTGCGCCATATTGGCATCGAACTTATCGCCCCAGTCTTTCTTTAAATCCTGCTCTAAAGTGACACGGTGACTTTCTAAATCAACTTCTCCAACACTGCTTTCCATGCCAGATCTTTCATCATAAGCCGCCAAAAGCTGTGAGGCTTGGTTCTGGCTTAATCCTATCTTATGCGCTGTATCCTTAAACCATTGACCGTTTTCTTCTTTTCCTTTGTCGAAAGACAAATCATATTTGTCAGAGGTTTCTGGTCTTCCTAATTTATCATAAACTTGTGACCAATCATCTTCGGTTGCCCAGCTTCCTGGTATAGCCACTTTATCAGCGCCAACCATCTTTTGAGCGTTAATGAGTGACTTAGCCATCCCATTAATATCTTTATATGTGGATAAAGAAGGATCATTTCTGTAACCTTCATCAATATGCTGTCTAAAATCAAATGCCTGATCTTCAGACGTTGCTTGTCCAGCTTCCTCAACTATTGGGGCTTCTGGGGCATCCGCTACCTGGGCGTCATCCATTTTTTATTCCTTTTCTGGTTGTTTATTGTTCATCATGTTATTTATAAAAACCACAACAGAACGCTGTCCTTCCTGGTAGACAGTTTCGTCACTATTTGGCACATATGTTGAGCTATTCATTGAAAAGCGTTTACCAAGGTCTTCCATAACCTTTTTACCGCTATCCGAATTAAATATTTCTTTATATAAAACCTTAACTTGTTCTGGCGTTAACATTATTCAGCCGCCCCTAAACCACTTAATATTTCGCCAAGACCTTCTTGAGTTTCTGGGCTTACACTATCAATCGCTCTTAACGCTGGCGCTGCATTCCCAGCCGCTTCTGCCGTTTGCATAGTTTGTTGCATTTCAGCTTGTTGTTCTTGTTGTTCCGCTCTTTGCTGTCTTAAACTTTCAACATCGCCTTTACCTCGAACAACGGTAGCTGGTACATTAGTCACTTTAATAATGTGTGAAGCTAAACCATCAATATCCAGGTAATCGATAACAGAAGGATCTATTTGCATTAGAGGTTGTAAGAAACCAAATAACTGCATTGCCGATTGAACATCACTTGATCTTTGCGCTTTTGCCATTGGTGATACATATTCAATATCAATTTCACCAGTTTGCATAAATTCTGGAGCCGCTTCAAACGCTTTCTTTTTAGATAATAAAGCAAATATTCTATTAATTAATGGATGTAATAACTCAGCTTGCATCCTGCCAAGAGCTGGTGACAGCAACCGCATCTTTTCTTCTGTTCTTTGTATAACTTCTGTCGCTGTCATGTTTGGGTTATTACCCATAATTAATTGATCCACATAAAAGGCAGCTCTTATGGCTTGGCGTCTTTGCTCAAGCTGTTCTTGCCCAATAGGGTTATTGCCGCCGATATTAAGTGGCTCAATTCGATCTCTGGAACCTGATCTATAAAAGTTTAATCCACCAGGCACAGTTCTAACTGGCATATGAAAACCATCATCTGGAACCATTAGTGGTGGATGTATATGTAATTGCGCTGCTCTTATAACAACTTCAGACATTTTATTAACCATTTTAACGTCACTTAATGCTGACATGGCTACTGATCTTCCATAACCCTGGTTTTCAAATGAGCTTTTTAAATACCGTGGTACACAATATGGAAATTCATCGTATCCGCTTTCAGATAAAATAACTTTTTCTTCTGGGTCCATATAGATAGATGCATAAGGTTTATTCTTAGAATCCAACATCACTGGATCTCTTTCATCCCTTGGCATAACAATATGAAGCAATTTAATTTCTTCATTAGGATCAGCTTTGTAAATCTTAGCAATGTTTTTGCCAACGTTTTCAAAACCAAATTGTTTAACCGCAGCCCTGGCAGAAATTTTAAATTCACGGTAGACGGTGTCAACACGACCCATCTCGTCCTCTGCAAGGTAACATTCAGATATATGCCTGGTGCTAAAACGTAATCGATCGTCTTTATCATGATCAATGAATAAAACGCCAGTACCAAAACAAACTAAATCAGTATATAGCTCATGGATTGCTTCATGAAAATTCGACCTGGCTATTTCACGGTACATAACATCACTTGCTTTATGCAGCCATTCATTAGCTTCATCATCTTCTTCAAATTCATTATCGGTGTATCTAAGAGCAAACCAGGGAGAGGCTGCATTAGTTAACATACCATGCAATGAAGCGGACATTAATTCTGCTGCATGAATAGCCGTGCCATCAAATATTAATTCTGTTCTTTTATCACCAGACGTTCTTTTTTTGGTAATATCAGCTTTCCTAGGAATAATATAATCAGCCACTTCTTGCCAATGAGATTCCCAATTAGCACGATGCTTTTGCAAGGTACTAAGCCGTTTCATTAATATTGCGCCTCGTTTGTCAGTATCACTGCCAACCGTTTGCGCCGTGCCATACATTTCAGCCATTAATTAATCACTCAACTTATTTTGACCAAGTAAACTTGGCTTTGCTGTTGGGGCTTCTTGCAATAAACCAGTACCACCAGTTACATTAGCCGCTGACTGACCTCTTTTTTTAGCTAACGCTGTACTAACTCTATCTTGCGTTTTAGATTTCGCTGGCGTTATGGCTGGTGGTGGCGGCGGCGGTGGTGGCGGCGGTGGCGCTGCTGGCTTTGGAAAACTCATATTTAGGCTCCTATTCTTTCAAATGGATTATATTCATTCTGCGCCATTAATTGTGGCGGTCTTGTATCAGCAACTGTCTCTTTTATACCAATAGAGGCGTATCTCCAGGCATCAGCAAAATGTGAAGACCAATCGTGAACTGGAGAATTTCTAAAACTTCTGGTTCTTTCATTATAAGCTCTATGGTATTGCCTTAATGCATCCAGCAGCCCTTTAGCCTTTTCATTATCAAAATAGGTTCTAGGTATTAACATTTGCCCTGCATGAATACCGTCTTCAACTGGCAATTTAGGAACAACCCTAAAATTAATTCCTAATGAATAAGCTACCTCTCTTCTCGATTTACCAGTGCTTAACTCTCTCACTTCAATATCATGCGGTGCAAAATGGTTGCCATACAAATATTGTTTTCTCTGTAATACATCTATGTAATGCGGCAGACCTTCATTTCTATTTTCATAACAATCAATAACATGAACCGCCCTACCCACACTCTGGGTAAATATAATAGCGGTGGAATCACCAATCCCAAGATCCCAAAAGGTATCAACCCTGGAACTTGGGTCATATGGCACATTACATATTCTTTTTTCTTCTAATGCCGTTTGAATTTCTTTGCCATAAATACTACCAGGCACATTAGCCACCCAAGAGCATTCATACTCCTGGGCAAACTGATCAGCCGTCATAGTTTCTTTTGCACTCTGCAATTCTTCATCATCAATAATACCAGTCTCACTCGACTTATGAATAGCCGTGTACCAGTCATTTCTATGAACACCATTTTCATACATCTCATAAAAAGCATTCTGCCCTCTAGGAGTGCCTACAAAATAACAAAACCCTTTTCTATCTGACAAAGCTGGTCGAATAATCTCAGGAAACACGCTCTCAGGCATATCCGCAACTTCATCCATAAAGCATCCATCAAGGTAAATGCCCCTCAGTGAATCTGGATTTTCAGCACCCAACAAACTAATCCTAGAGCCATTAGGCAGATCACATCTAAGCTCAGTCTCATGAAACTTAGCTGTGGGTATCTTCTCAGCAAACTGCTTTAAATAATCCCAGGCAACTGCTTTAGCTTGTCTATAAGTGGGCGCTAGATATGCATACCTTGGATTAGGCTTCTCACATAAAATAGCGCTTCTAAGCAAGTGATTAATAGCCATGACCGTCTTACCCATTCTACGATGACAGACAATGACGCCCCATCTATGCTGGTCTAGGCTTTCATGAAGCTTGGCTTGCAGCGTTCGTGGTGTATAAGGAATGACAATGTGCATGAGTGAGTGAGTGTCCTGAAATAGGGTATATATATGTTATAGCGGTGCGCCAGGTGTTTTGGGGGTATAGGCATCGGCTCCAGGGAAATCGTCATAATAAATGTACCCAGTCTGTACCCAATTAATTCTACAGCCTGGGCTAATCAATACTCAGTCTAGGTTGCAGAGTTTTAGGACACCGCCTTATAAAAGCGAAAAGATTTAGGTGGCTGACTCGTGCGCATAGCTCGGACAGACAGCATGTTATATATATAGATCTAACCCTTCGCTCTATTCTTACTCCTACTCATTACACTTAGGTTGCTTCTCTTATTATCCTTAGGGTTTCCATTGCGATGATCTACATCTTTACCATCTCCAAGCTTCACTCTTCCCTCACTTGCAAGCTTACTTCTTGCCTTGTTCCTGGATGATCTGTTAGCTCTTTGCTCTGCATTCCCATGATATTCTCTGTATTCTTTACCGTAATCTCTAGCCATTATGTTGACTGATCCAGTCCACGCTTACTTCTTTTCATAGCTGACATAAACTTCATACCGTCCTCTTCTATAACTTCATGAAGCTTTCTTGCTGCAACATTACTAGCCTTGCCAGTCTCATACGCTGGAAACTTATTGAACCCTATCTTCTTTGCTCTATCTCTTGCTTGATCTTCTGTTAATCTTTTACCATTAGCGTAACCAGGTACATTGTATATCTTGTCATCATCAC